AATACCTTGAGGACCAGTTTCTCCAGTATTACCCTGAATACCCTGAATACCCTGAATACCTTGGATTCCTTGAATACCTTGAGGACCAGTTTCTCCAGTATTACCAGTATTACCAGTATTACCCTGAATACCTTGGATTCCCTGAATACCTTGAGGACCAGTTTCTCCAGTATTACCCTGAATACCTTGGATTCCTTGAGAACCAGTTGCACCCGTAGCACCCGTTGAACCTTTTGGTCCTGGAACAGATGGCCCTAGAGGGGTAGCAACAAGAACAGTTGTTTTTTCTGTTGTTACAATTATATTTGTTGAATTTACATATGGAGTTACAGTAATATCAGCAGATTGAACTGGATTTACTATAATATTATTTACGCTATTTCCAGCGTATTCTATTTTTGTTGGTTGTATTGATGATGGAATTAAATTATGAACATTTGTACCAGAAGCAGTCACTTCGCTCTGGTTTTTAAATGTTGTAATAATTAATAAAACATTATCATTTGAGTTTGACATCTGTTATTTTGTGATTTCTCTTGATACGTCAAATGATCCTTCCACTAATCTATAAGTTTCACCTACCGAGTTTGTAATTTCAAAATCATAAAAATGTTTTCCAGCTGGAATATTTTTCATAGTAGTTTTATCCACTTTAAACATTATTCCGCCAGTATAACCAGAAGTTCCAGAAGTCGATGTATTAAAACTAATACCACCAATGCCCGGAACTCCATTAACACCTATAGTAAATTCACCCGTTGTTCCTCCACCAGTAACACCAATATCTGTTAAAAACAATACAGCTTCTGTATCCTTTTCTGATCTTCTTACTTGGAGTGCTCCGGTAAAGTTTGTTAAATCTATACCAGTTCCACCCTTGTACTTATAATCTAGATGTAACTTAAAGGTAGAACCTTGTTCTGCGTATATGTCGTATCTTGATGCTGGCATTATATCTCCCTTTATGCATATTTATGTTTCTTTTTCTTCTTAAAAGTCTTTTGAACCACAGGAGATTTTTCTATTTTTGGTTGTAAAACACCCTGTTCTACCAACTTATCTACTGCTTTTTTGTATTCTTCAAAATTCTTTTGAACTCTTGGTAATTCACTAACAGGAATCTTTCCTTCTTTTAGGAGTTTTTCTGTTGCCAAATAACCAACCATCGGATGTCCGGCATAATAAGCAGTAGATGATATTTCATCTAAAATACCAAAATTGTAGATAATGTCAGGCACAAACAAAATGTCTTGTTTGGGGAAAGGAATATCCATTGCAGCCTTTGCAAACATGTAAGCTAATATAGGCATATTAAATTTTTGCCTATAAACTTGAGCAATATGAAATAGCGGTTCTGCGCGAGTTGGTCTATAGTTATAGGCATCTAAAAATGTCTGTTGAACCTCTGGCCATGGTTTGTTTTGCAAAGCCTTTGCAATTGCTACTCTATAAATTGAGTAATAAACTTCTTCGGCCCATCCGCCCATTTCTGCTCTCTTAATGTATGCTGCTTCTGCTTTGTCGTATTGTTGTGAATCAAAATAACTTTGTGCAAGATAAAATTGATATCTTGAATTATTTGGTTCATCAATCATCGCCTTTTCTAAAACTTCGGCATCTCTCTTATATTTTTCTATTGGATCAATATCTTTGTTTCTTGCCCCCAAAGTACGAGCAACAACACGATAATTACCTTCTATTTTTTCTATAATTGGATTTTGTTTTTCACATGCAGCATATTCGTGAAGAATACCAACATAACTCCATTTGGCATCTAATTTAAATATTTGATTTCTCCACCAAGAAAATTCTGGTCTTCCCATTCTTACGGCATAAGAATCGGCATTCATATTTTCTGGAAGTTTTAAATTTCCTTCTAAGTAATCATCAGCATCTATAACAAATGCATAGTCTGCTTTACCTTCGCATAGTTGAAATGCTTCAGTTCTATTATGACCGAATCCCTTCCATTCGCGTTCATGAAGTTCTCCGGGTATTCCCTTTTCTTCAAAGAATTTCTTGATTATATCTTGGGTTCCATCAGTAGAACCAGTATCACATATTACCCAATAATCAAGAATATTGTAAATGGAATTTAAACATTCCAAAATAATATGTGACTCATTCTTAACGATCATGCATAGTGTAAGTTTTGGTTTCATAATCAATATCCTTTACTTGTATTTATACCAACTTCCAACAGGTGTCCCATTCTGCATGTTTATTTAATTCAACAATATTATCTGAATCAATTATAATTTTATACAAAACTAGAACCAGTAGGATTTAATTTTTTATCATATATCTCAATGATTCTTTCTTTTTTTGCCAACTCAAAGTCATGATCTACCATCATATCAATTAGTTGATATATATCTGTTTTTGGTTCCCATCCTAATTTCTCTTTTACTTTAGAATAATCACCTAATAATTGATCTACTTCTGACGGACGATAATATTTTGAATCAACTTCAACATAATCTTCATAATTCATATTATATCTGGCGAATGCTTTTTGACAGAATTCTCTAACAGTTATCATTTTTCCAGTAGCAACTACATAATCATCAGCATTTTCTTGTTGTAACATCATCCACATTGCTTCAACATAGTCTCCTGCAAATCCCCAATCACGATATGCATCTAAATTACCAAGATATAATTTCTTTTGTAATCCTTGATAAATTCTACCAACCGCTCTTGTGATTTTTCTTGTTACAAATGTTTCTCCTCTACGCGGACTTTCGTGATTAAACAAAATTCCACAAGAAGCATGCAAATTATAACTTTCACGATAATTTACGGTTAACCAATGAGCGTATACCTTTGCACATCCATATGGAGATCTTGGGTAAAATGGAGTTGTTTCTTTCTGTGGAACTTCTTGAACTTTACCATACATTTCAGATGAAGATGCTTGATAAAATTTAATTTTTTTACCCGATTGTTCTTCGAATGTTCGTATTGCTTCTAAAAGGTTTAGTGTTCCTATTCCAGTTGTTTCTCCAGTAAATACTGGCATATCGAATGAAACTTTAACATGGCTTTGAGCACCAAGATTATAGATTTCATCTGGAGAATATTTTGTTATAATTTTTTGAAGACTATTGAAGTCTGTCAAATCACCAAAATGTAAAAATAATTTTTTATTATAAATTTCTGGATCATTTATAATATGATCTATTCTTCCTGTATTAAAAGAAGAAGATCTTCGAATAATACCATGAACCTCATATCCTTTTGACAATAGAAATTCTGTCAAATAAGATCCATCTTGTCCACAAATACCAGTGATTAATGCTATTTTTTTCATATAATTCTTTTCATTAATTGATCTACATCAGATTGACTATTATAAACATCATGTTCATCAAATACCTGACCTATAAACCACACACCATTATTTTCTTTTCCTCGCTTACACTCTGATGGAAATGGTTTATTTTCAAAAAAAGGATCATGAACTTTACAAGTGAATTGTTTATTATAAATCAATGGGTATACTACTTTAGATAAAAAATTTTGATCTTCACCTTTTTCTATTTTTGGATTAAAATTTTGAATTGAATTATTCATTTTTTTTAATATACCACCTTTAACACCCCACATACCAGCCATCATATGAGTTGAATGATATGGATGATCTCTCATAATATGAAAATCTTCTCCAGAATTTATCCAAGAATCCACTGCAATTTTTTCCCTTGGAGATAATCTAGAATCAGTATCCCTACAAATATAATATTCAACATCTTCTTCTTCCGCAGGAATGAAGCGATTAAATGCTCCTCTAGTATCACCAAAAGTATTTTCAAATCTAATAATAGTATTATCCATCGTTTTTAATTCATCTACTATATTAGTCGGTACTGAATTAAAACAATAAAATATACATTTCCAATCTGGAAATAATTCTTTTGCTAATTTTGCATTTTTAATAGCACCAATAGTATATGTTGGGTCTGTACCCCAAACCGAAAATGATATAATTTTCATGTTTATTTTTTATAAATTATATTTGTATGGTTATTCCAATAGGAGACAAAACCGTAAGAACTCATATGTCTATTTAACATTTCAATTTGATTATCATGTTCTATACAAACAACTTTAGTATTTAATTTATTGTAATCAATATAGGTTGCCAATTTAGCAGAATAACCTTCAACATCTACGTTGATGAAATCTACTACTGGTGGCAATATAGTTTCTAAACTTTTCATAGTTATCATAGATGTGTAAATTTTCTTAAAAGGATGTCCTCCAGATTTCCATCTATGCATAAAATTAATATCAGAAGTTGATACCGCATCTTCTAAACTATTATAAAATTCAACAAGTTTATCTTCTTCGCCAATTAATGCTTGAACTATTTTTATATTTTCATTATTTTTGTATTCATTTATAAATCTAGAAATAGCATATGAACAACCATCAACATAACATCCACTCCATCCCTTTTCAACTAAAAATCTAGTATTTGAAAAAGTAAATGGAGAAAACGCACCTATTTCTAAAAAATACCCATTATCGGATAAAATTGCTTTAAGAGGATCACACTCTCCATGTTGTGAATAACCACCGTTGTAACTATTTTTAAAACCCGAATCTGACATTATATTTTCCTACTTTCTATATTATTAAAAACTAACCCACTTCTGACAAAGTGACTTTTATGATTTGGACTGTACATTTGCCAATCTTTAACTGCTACATCTCTTAATTCATTAGTTAATTCCTGATTATAATATAAATTATATTTTTTAAATATATCTATCCAATAATCTGAATTTTGTAAATTTACATGATGATGTCCTGCCTGGCCAGGAAAAGCATGTGTAATTAATATCAACTTACATTTAGTAAAATCTACCATAAAATTATCGATAAACTGGGCATCTACATGTTCTAAAAATTCACAACACCAAGATAAATCAAATTCTTGATCAATATTTGTTTTCCCTATAGTGTAATCATGCGTGATTATAGAATCTTTAACATTTGAGTTTTCTTTACACAGTGGATCACCCTCAATACCAATAACATTGCATCCATTATTTTTAAAAAAAGAACAAGATATTCCCATCCCACAACCAACATCTAAAACGCTTTTGACATTATACTTATCGATAACATATTTCCACATATTTGGATAATATGTTGCTGGATCTCCAATTTCTCCTATCATATATCCCCCCAAATGATTCATTGATATTTCCTTTCTATGAAAACATTTTTAAATTCATTCATAACATTTTTTGCGCTAAAAGTTTGACTATATGCATCCCAATTTTTGTGTACAATATCAGATTTATTAATATGTAAAAATATATTTTTTATATCATTTCTATCTTTATAATAGATTCCCTTATCTTTCAATGAGAAGATATGACCAGTATCATACGTTGAAGGAACAGTATCTGGATTCCATGTAATGATTGGTTTATTTTTTATAGAAAATTCTGCAACAGACAAACTAAAAACTTCACCATCTAATCTTGCATGTATCATTGCATCACATGTATTTATAAATTTACACTTTAGTGATTCATCTATAGTCATTGGCAAATATATAACCCTTTCATGGGTTATGAAATGATTGGTATTTAAAAATACAAACCATAAATCTTTTCTAAAATTTAATACATTTATTATCTCTTCCTTAACAAAAGGAATGCTAAAAGTATCATGTCCTCCATGACGACCTAAAACAATAGCATCATTTGGTATACCAAGTTCATTTCTATAATTATCAGAAATATTGGATTTATCTTCTATAATATGATGAACAAATGGAAAAATATTTCCATGCTTAGATGACATATATTCACAAATAGATGCATACACATCCCCATGTTTATATTTTAATGTAAACACACAATGCATTAAATTTTTACATTGAGTTGTAAATATTTCATCATGTTCACCACTTTTTATTGCATAAAATAAATCAATATTTTCTGAAGAAACAATTTTATCAATATTTACATGTTTTTTATTGTTTTCGTAATAAGGTATAACTTTAAATCTTTTACTAAATTTATCAACAATAGAAAACACATTACATGTGTTACTGGCATTATATGTAATTATTGACTCGTTATTTAATATTTTTTCATTATAATCTGCATAATCATATAATGCTTTTGCTGTTCCTCTTTCACAGAGATAATTATCATGGAATAAAATTTTCATAAAATTTGAATATTGTTAATTTCTTCTGTCGTCATTTTTCTTTGTGGAGATTCTGTTTTATTTGTATCAAAATTGTAATAGCACATTATTTTGTTTAATTTAATTTCTGTAGATACTTTAGATTTTAATGATTTTGTAAAAATAGAATCCTCAATACCATTGCAATCATAAAAATTTGCTATCTTTGCAATATCGTTTCTCCAACAACACCAATGCCATGGATATCTATACATGACATTGTTGTCTATAAAGTCATCTGATAATGGGTAAATTATAGATGAATCAACTACCAGTTTTCTACCATCTATACTACATTCTTGATCGTATGAAATTACTTCTTCTTTTTTATTATTTTCAATAATTGGTATTAAAGTTGAAATAAAATCGTCAACCACATCATCATCATCATCAATCTGACAAACATATAAACCATTGGCAATATTAAATAAATTTTTTCTTTTCTTCCCCACACTCATATTTTTATTATCTAACAAAGAAATTATTTCAACTTTTTTACCATAATTAAAAGATTGATTATTTAATTTTGTATATAATTTTATTAGTTTATCTATCCTAGAAGGAAGTGAAGGAATACAAACGGATAAAAGTGGTAAATTATTCATATTTTTTATTAATCCAAAAACTATTACCTGTTCCATTTTTCATTTCATTATCTAAACCCAAAGAATGTAATCTAAATTTAGATGAAAGTAATTTTTCTAAATCTTTAGAAAAACATTGCCCATCATATACCGCCCTATCCATATTTTCTGACATTTGAATTTCTGCAAATATACAAGATACATTATCTAAATTAGTTCCCTTAAGAACTTCATGCTCTGCACCCTGTACATCTATTGTCAATAAATCAATATTTTCGTCAAGTATATTACATAGTTTATCAGTATTGACTTTAATTTTTGCGACAGATTTAAAATCATAACCACTATTGTTGTTTTGAAGAGTTGGATATATTGAATCGGAACCGGGAGATGACGTTCTATAAAAATCAATAACACCTGTTTGATTTGTTATTGCAATATTATATAATTTACATCTTGGATTATTTCCATACTGCATATTAACCACATTAAAAAACTCAATAACTGGTTCAAATATATGAATTATACAATTTTTATATTTTTCTAAATATAATTTTGCTTCCCAACAATGATATCCACCAACAATAACAATTGTTTTTATATCATCATTTGTTTTGTTTAAATATTTTGCAAAATTATTTTCAATATCTCTAGAAATAGTGTCATATGCATTCGGTTCTTTATAAATTATAGTCTCAATCATTTTTGTGTTTCCGTTTCTGTTGGACTCCATAGGTAATGATACATGATTTCCTCAAAAATATACTCATTTGTTACTAAACCAGATTCCATTAAACGATTACAATAATCTGAATCCTCTCCATAATTTTTATCAGGAAATCTAATCACTTTTGCAATTTGTGTTTTTATGGGATTTAAATGATTTAAAGGTCTACGTTGTCTGCCGAGTTTATCTTTATAATGACCTTTATTTTTATTTGCATGATTAAATAGCATTGTTGGTTTGTCATTTACATAATATAAACCCCAAAAACTAATACCATCATACAAATCAGAATTTAATTTTCTACAAATTTTAGGAATGTATGTATCTGATATTAAATCATCATCATCAATAAACGAAATATATTTTCCATTTGCTTGTTCTAGACATTCATTTCTTTTCTGTCCTACTGTTTTTTCTTTGTTATCCGTATTTACAATTATTTGAATTCTGTGTTTATATGAATATGGAATAGTTTCATTTATCTTATTTAACAATTTTTCTAATTTTTCTTTTCTGCTTGGAATAGTAAGAATACAAATACTCCAAAGAATATCTTCTTTTTCTTTTTCAAAATTATAATTTGTTTTTATTGTTTCTTCTATTCTTTCAAAAAAAGATTTACCATATTCTAATGCTAATTTATAATTTTTTTCGATATATGGTTTCATTGATTCGTATGTATTTTCATCAATTTTGTTGATTTTTTCAATAAATTCTTCATATGAATTAAATGTAATTATTCCCCTAATATCAAAAAATTCATCAAGATTTGGACATCCCCAATATATCGGAACAGTCTTTGTTAATAGCGGATCTATTAGTTTTTCGGTGAAATAAGATTCTTCCTTACTGCTCTCAACTGCAATATTGAATTGATGATCAAAAAGATGTATCTTATCATCATCTTTTATGAAACCATCGTGCAACGTGTTTGAAAATTGCGTTTGGAATCCAAAAGTATCTTGATATGCGTAATTAGTAGGCATACGAGAACTTGAATAAAATTTTGTTGGAATATTTATTGCATTTCTAGAATTCCATATTTTTTTCCTAAGTTCATACCCTTCTTTAAATTGCAAATATGTTGTAAGAAAAGTAGCACCAAATTTTTTATTTGGTATTTTTTCTAAAACTGCTTCATCAAAAGATCCCAAAGAATCTAAATGTGAATTTTCTTTTTTATTTAACCATGTTCCACCATAAGGAAAAAATACAGCATTATCTACATTTTCTATAACTTCGGATTCCCAAGTAAGAACAAGATCATATTGATGTGCATTATCAATGATAACATCATTTATTTCTCTACCCTCAGAACTTGACGGTTCATTAGAACACACAAAAACTTTATATGAATCTTTTGTTTCAAAATTTATTTTTTCTGGAATACGCTGTTCATTTCTTGCAGGAATTCTCAAAGGAGTTCCGCGTATCCAGTTTTGACCAAATCTACTAATATGAACTTCACATGGAAAGTCAAAATTCATTTCACTAGAAAAATAATCACCATTATGTACTATTGCTTTCATAATTATATCCTATTTAAATTTAATAAAATTCCATCTTCACTCATGCCAATTTTTTCAGCAAGTTCTCGAATGTTTTTTTCTTTCGATTTTCCGTCTGCAATACCCATAGTTATGTATGGATCTATGTCTGGGGGACATCTACCAGGCCAAACACAATAAGAAAGTGGAAGACAACCTATCGACATTTGGCTTACAAAGAAAGGTAAAACTCTAAACATCAAAATTTCGTGATCAAAAAATCTTTCCTCTGATTTTAATGTTTTTTCGCATTCTCTCAACCACATTTTTAAAAAATTAATAACTTTTTCATTGTAGTTGCAAAATATTGGTGATGCTTTTGGTTGCATTACATTAATCTTTGTTTTATCTGTTTCAAAATAAGAAAAACCAAGATCAACATGAAGATTGACAAATTTATCAAATACATCCAATTGTTTATGAATTTTAGAATCAATATCTAACCAAACTATTGGTTTCTTTTTTTCTTCTAAGATATTCAATATAAACTTTGGTTTTCTTAAACAATTCAATCTGTAATCACCATGTGAATTTATTTTTCTAAAATCAAATGGTATTTTTAAATTTTTGCATTCTTCAATAAGACGAGAAGCATTGTCGCTATAGTATGTTGATCCATCTATATCACAATAAAATGAAATAATTTCAGTTTGCATTTGTTATTAGTTTATATAATACATCATCTGCTAATTCCATATTCTTTACCCGTTCAAGATTATCCTGAATTGCAGACATTTTACTATTATAAAGTTCCGGTGTCAATGTAGAAAAATCAAAATCTGGTGTTAACTCTATTATCCCATCTTTGTTGAAATAATCACCAATGTCAGGTGTACCCCAATATACAGGAATTGTTCCTGTTGCAAAACAATCTGTTATCTTTTCAGTAAAATATGTTTCATATTTGTCATTTTCTATTACGACAGAAAACATATAATCATTCATTGCTTCTGATTTATCAGGCCAAGTCCCTTCACCAAATCTCTTAGAACCATTTACACCACCATATACATCAACCTTATCTGCGTGTTTAGATGCAATTGCATGTCTAAGTTTATGACCAAATGTGATAATTTTTGGCGAAGCAATCATAGACAAAAGTTTTGATTTGGGGTAAATTTCTTTATTTTTTGTCCAAGCTGCATTGCTTCCTGCAAATGCAAATTTTATATTTTCAGAATATTTACACCACCTGCGGTCAGAAACATAAATGGTATCAAATGAATTTATAATTCTTTGTATGTTTTTTTCCCAAATGTCCTCGGGAAACATCCAAGCATGAAATATTGCACGGGATTCGCATACCCATGCTATTTTTTTCTCATTTGGTTTTTTGACATAGTTTAAATTAGGCGCAATTGCGCGATCTATAAAAACTTTGATTTCTGAATCTTCTGTTGTCCATTCAAATAGTTTTGGTTTTAAATCAGAACAAGATGAATATTCTATCGAAAATGGCGCACCAATCGCTTGCATTTTTTTCATAATAAAAAGTCTCCACTTTTGTTTACTTACCTATATGGTATTTAGGTACAAGTTCCCAATCTTTCTTTTCTTTATGGGAAAGAATTTTAATTCTAGCTAAACTTAATCGATCTTCATATTTAGACGAATCGATTGGATCCAACAAACCCCAATCTTTTAATAAATTTACTATTGTGTTTCTTCTTTGTATGTCTTCTAAAGTTATATCACTTTCAAGACCATCAAGTATAAACATTTCTTTAAAATGCATTATGGCGTATCTACCGCGTTTATGCAAAATGTGACAAGATTGGTACAGTTTCTTTTCTTTTTTAGAAGAAACTCCCAATCTTGTCAATGTCTCTTTTACTTTTAGAAAGTCTTCTTTATTTTTTAAATTAACTTCCACACCCAAACCAGAAAAAATATCATCAGTCATAATATTACCCCATGTTATCTGATAATATTTATGATTTTGCTTTTTTTGCGCCACCTTTATTCAATTTTTGATGCATTTCCTCTAATTGAGAGCGAGTAAGAACACGCAAAGCATCTTTAGCTTTTTGAGTCGAATAACCATAGTATTCCTTCACCCATTCGATACTTTGGTCTTCTTCCGATTTATGCCATTTACTAAATCTATTTTTCTTTGTTATCTTTGATCGTAAATAATCATATTGCAATTTTTTATCCAGAAATGACATCTGATTCATTTGATTTGCATAAAAAATAGTATCATTGAAATATGACAAACAACGGTTGGTGATATACGGCAAATAATCCTTTTCACAAAGAGGATCTTCTGCTATGAGATCCTTTTTGTTCTGATTTATTGAATTTAAAAAATCTTTTAATTCCATCACTTAAACTCACATCTCATCATCAATTCGGTCATACAAGCAACTGTATTGATTTCTTGATCTGCTACAAACCCAGACTTGTATTGATACTCTGCAAGCACTAGAACTGCTTCAGGGACGCTAGAGGGTACTAGGGAGTCATATAGACTATCGTAGATCTTCCTGAACAACTCTGTTTGAGAGTTGTCTAGGTTATTTACAACCCACTTACGGACTCCCGAAAAGTCCCGGATCTTCATTGAAGATATAAGGGTCTTTATTTCTATATCTTTCAGATTTGCTAGAATTCCGGCATCAATAACACCGGATGCCGAATATCTTTGGAGTTCATTTATAATTCTCCTAAAATCTGGAAAATGTTTAATGATTAATTGTGAGAGTACTTTCTTATCATATTTTACCTTTTCATTATTCAGAATATACTCACACCGCTCTAGAAGTTGCTTTGCAATTTCTGGTTTGTCTGATGAGCCAATTGCAAAATCAATACAAGTGCAACGAGAATGAATTGGTTGAATAATCCTATTCTTATAATTACATGTTATAATAAATCTGCAATTATTTGAAAACTCCTCAATTGCTCCACGGAGTGCAGGTTGAATACTCTGTGCATTGCTATAATCGAACTCGTCAAGAATTACTGTTTTCTTTGACTCAGAAAGAGATACCGTGCTTGCAAACTGTCGAATATCGGTTCTTAATGTATCAATATTACCATTTTCAGAGCAATTGATAATGATATTATCCACACCAATGTCATTGCATAATGCCCTTGCAACTGTAGTTTTTCCAGTACCGGCAGAACCCGCAAGTAAAAGATTTTGTGGTTCTCCTTTAGCAACCATGTCCTCGAAAGATTTCTTCAAGGACACGGGCAGAATGCAATCTTTAATTGTTTGGGGTCGATATTTTTCAACCCACAAAAATTCATTCGTTTTGTGTAGCATGTTAATTAAACTTAGAGTTAGTCTCCATAGCAAACCAATACTTCAAATCCAAAGTTTCATTTGAAAATTGACCAACAATATTCTTAGAAAACTCTACGCGATAATCACCGGGCAAAATTTTGATATTTTCCATCTTAAAGTTCAAACTAAAATCTGAACCTGTCTTATTTTCACCAATATCTACCTTGTAATTATTGGTTGTTGGATCTTGTAGATCAGAAACAACAGCAATAACCCTATCGTCTTCGCTAACAAAAGACAAGTCAGGTAGTTGCAAAACAGCAGATGCCTTTTGTAACTCCGCAAAGGTCTTTTCGGTAATATCTACCGTAAGAGAAATATTTGGCATATTTACCTTCTTGGTTGGAGTTGTTAGCAGTCTTGGTTCAGAGTAGAAATAAGTAACGCGAGAACCATTGCCACCATGAATAACAACCGACTTTTCTCCAAATTCGAATTTTGGCGTTGAGAAAAGACTGACAACTCCCAAAAACTTACTAAGATCCCAGATACCAAATTCAACATCAAATGTTTCCTCTACTGTTGCTTCTGCCATCCCATTTTTAGATGGCGTCATAGTTTGAATTGTATTTCCTGGCTTTACCAAGATATTTGAGTTGAGCGTTGCAAAATTCTTAAGAATAGAAAGCGTTGTCTTGCTAAGTGTAATTTCGTTAGTTGTAGTAGTCATAATATTAATCTTTCCAGTTGTCATCTTCGTAATCATCAAGATCGTAATCATTATAGTTGGCAGAATTCATATTGTCAACTATGTTCTTTAAATCATTTTTCATCTGATTCTTTTTTGATTTCTTTTGTCGTTCTACAAAACCCCGATCTTTTCTAGGTGTATGATCCCTGTGATCTTTTTCGTGAAAGTCTCTTTTCACATCAAAACTCCTCTATGTTTTCCATTAGGTTCTTTAGACGATTTGTAATCATATAGGTAAGAACCTTTGACCTATCTGTTACAACCGATGGTTTAAGAAACTCCTCACAAATCTTTTCTTCAATTTCTGTGGGAATCATTTCAAAATCAATCAAAGTTCTATTTCTATCCCAGTTTCTTGCATGTTTTGTCGAAGAAATAATAGAAATATTCTTTTCAATATCCTCAATAGTTTTTTGTGTTAGCCTATTTTGCCGCTTGTCCTCATTGGTAAAAGCATCATCATCGGAAAGAATATTTGGAACCCCATCACCAGAGTCTCCCCGAAGAATATGCTCAAGCAAAAATGCTTGTGGATTATCACACTTCAAAAGTTGTTTCTTGAATGTGCTATATTGGTAAATATTTGGGTAACGCTGCAATTGTTGGAAGTCTTTGTCGTTTGAAATAATCAAAATTTTCTCACGATCATGATATTTTCTTGCCAAAATAGCAATAATATCATCCGCTTCTGTGCAGTCGATTTTCATGTTTTTATATGGAAATACATCACGAATTTCATCTCTAATTTTATTTAGAGTCTGGTAGATAATATCCCAATCAAATTCAGACTTTTCGTGTGCCTTTGCACGATTTGCCTTGTAGAAGGGAAAATACTGCTTTCTCCAAGAGTTAGAAGAATCGTGACAAATTACAAGTTCACCATATTCGTCTTTAAAGTGCTTTCTCAAAAGACGATACGAATTTAATACCATGTGACGAAGCAAATCTTCGCTAATTTCAGTGTTTGTTTTTACTGTATGAAAAAGATTTGCCAAAATTATTTGGTTGTTGTCTAGAAGAATCATAATTTAAATTATATCAATGCATTAAGGGATTGTCAATTACATTTCCACCCAATGGAACCCATTTTGATCTTTTATTAGAGTATATGTTATTCCCGTGTTTGGATTAAACCATCTATCGCCAATTTTTTTAGTTATTGGTTCCGTTATTTGAGAAAAGAATCTATTTGGGTCTATGTCTCCAATTTTTTCCCAACCACTGTCTTTTGCTAATGGATTTAATCCTCTAATAATTTTCGTCGCGGTATAATAAACGCCACCAAAATCAACGGTATCGCCAATAGTATATTCAATAGTCTGGCCATTTGGATCATATTTTTTGTATATGCCTCTAAATTTTAGATTATCTGTTTTATTAATCATTTGAATGATCTAAGAATAAGAGTGTGTGCGTTAATTCTACCTTTTGGTTTTGCTTCTTTTGTTTTTTGAGATTTCCAGTAATTATTTATGCTGCGAATTCCTTCACTTTTTGCTTTTGACATAAATTCTACGGGTTTTCTCATTTTCTTTTCTACTGATTCATCAGAAAAACCAATAATAGTGCTACCCTTTACACTTATACCTGAACCATTTGGATCTGATTTAAATAGTGTTGCCTTGTTTGTTTTAACATTGAATACAATTAATGTTTCACAACCAATAATTGAATCTGGCAAAATAGATTCAACGCCACTTGAAGTATCCTTGACTAGATATTTTAACTTTTTAACTAGTTGCTCTGGCTTCTTCTTTTTCTTTTTTCTTGGCTTTCGGTTACTCTTTGCAATTGTGATCCGTACTCGCAAATAATCACAAATTGACTTATAAAAGTCATACATTTTTTGTGCCTGCTTTTTAGTCAAGAAAGAATATGCTTCTTTTAATTGTTCATCTTTGCCTTCAACAACGAGTTTAAATTCATTTAGACCACGCTCAAAGCATTCTAGCAAAAATTCACAATGCATCGAACTCGGTTCGTTGTCGTTAATCCATTTTTCTACATTAAATAACTTATAGTTTGGATTTTTACCAAGAATATATGATTCGTATTCATCAATTCGTTGCTCAAGGTAATTGCCAAGTTCATAGGATTGCTGTCGAACTCTCTCACGAACAGGCACTACAGGTCCGCTTACTTGTTCTATATTTTTTCCAACTGCAATTAACTGTTGAATACCTTCGTTAATTGCCGTTTTAACTTTCAACGGCAAAATACAATGAGATAAATTTGACTGACACTTTCCACCAATAGATCTAAAAGTAAAATTGTCAACAGCAACCTTGGCAACCATATCGACGCCTGGAATTTTATTTTTTTCCATGTATCCGATGACACTTGCCTTATAATCCCTATCTGTATATTTTGTATTATACCAATTCAATGCAAATGCAATTGACCAATATACCTTGTCTTCGTCTTTATAATCTTCCGGTTTCCAGTGCTTCCAATTCGGTTGTTTACCGTAAAAGATCTCTTCTGTTTCCGATTTCATGGTTTATAGTATACAAAAACTGGTTCGTATTTCAAATAATTTCCATTCACTTTGCAATAGTTTTTACATTTTGGTTTGCCATTCTCATCAAGACGATTCTGACCCGGCATTCCTTCCATTGCCATTTTTAGTGTTTGGATGTATTCCATACCAAGAGACTCTAAAATATCCTTTGAATCTTTTTCTAAAGTGAGATAAGTTCCAGACACCTGAATATCTGCAATATTCCACAACAAATATCTATTATTTTTTAGATATTCTACACATGTTTCCAATGTTGGTCGTAAAAAACCATCAACCCACGATTGATAATTATCAAATTTTTTATATGATTGATTTTTATCCTCTGAATATGCCTCTCTATTAAAGTATGGTGGAGATGTAAAAATCAAATCAATTTTACCTTTATATTTTTTAAATTCTGGATCGTCTTTTATTGTTTCCGAACCATGTTTAAAAATTTGGTAAGTATTGGTTGAGGAGAAAAACGAGTTTCCTCTATAAGTTCTTGTATTGTAGAAATCAGCAATACTGCCATAGTTGCCGCCATTCCCAAGACTAGAAGGGAAATTATCCAAATTGGGGTCAGTTCCGACATAGTGAATATTTCTATTGTCATTGACAGACATTGCACCAAGAATCCGACCGCCCCAACCAGAAGAAGGATCGTAAATAATAATTTGATTTTGATTGTAAAAGGGTTCTGTAAATTTTTCATAAAGATATCTTGCTGTTAGAGGTGGAAAATTAACTGCCGGTTGAATGTAACCTATTCTAAAACTAGGAAAGCATTTTGGGAAAACCCTACGACCTTTTTCATAAACTCTAATTCGGAAAATTTTATCATCCGGTATATTCTCACAATCAAATGTAGAATAATGTCTATAAGAAAGTTTTGGTTTCCATTTTAAAAATTGTTCTTTGGATAATGATAGTATTTTGGATTGTTCAATTTGATAATAACCAGTATTGACACCATCTTCATCATCGTGTTGATCTAATATAAAATCATGATCTTTAAATATATTTTGATTTGTAAAATATGCTTCCAACCATTCTTCTCCAGAAGAAACGGAAATTAAAGCATACTTACTGTCGTTTTTAATAGCAGAGCAAGCGAAAGTATATAATGAATCTCTTCTTATATGTCTTCTTGCTCCTTTAATCATTCTTGGCAAATACTTATCATTTGCAAACAAATCATAAATGGAATAACCAGTATCATTTTCGCTATAATTGATTCTGGTTTTGTACATATTAGAAAACCACTGGTCTGCTTCAGCACCAAGACGAGACTTATTTATTAAGACATCTTTATTGCCTGTAAGTTCATCAACAAATTCAAATGTATGAATTGGATAACCTGTAAGTTTATTAAACTCTTCAATTATATCTTTTTCATTTTTACCTGTTCTCGGGGGACAATTGTTCTTATCCCATGCCTCAAGAACAACTTTACGCATTTCTATGACCCATTTTTCAAATTCAGAATCAGTCATAGCAACAATGTCTTCAAATAAGACATTTATTTCATGATTGAGTAAATAATCATTTCTTTCATAAAAAGGTTTCATGCGCCTACATTCCAAAAAAGAGCACCCGGTGAAGCATATTGTTTCATGAACTTCCATGCCTTGGCATCATAGGTGGGAGCAGAAGGAAAGGGAGGAGCATCAGCAGGTTCTACTGCATCGAAGAAAGGAATGTCACACTTGTACATTTTTGCTCTTCCCAATTCCTTCTGTCCCATTTTATGACCCACGGAAACACAATGAAATTCAGCGTCTGGCCAAGCCAATTGCAACCCTCTTGTTAGGGTTCCACTTGAACCAACTGTCCAAACTTCTTTTGGATTTATTGGTAAGTCTTTTGCTAACTCACAAATTTCATTTATAACCTCTGGACAATCAAATCCAATTGGAAATAATTTTCTATTTGTAGAATCAAGAGCAACATAGTCTCTTGCTCTCTTTTGAGTTACTGTAAGCATACCGTTATCCACTCCATGAATTATAGCACCATATTTTATTGCTTTCAACTGGTAAGGATGAAGATTCTCTGGTTTTCTTTTTGCCATGAATAGTATGCACTTTTTATTTAAATGCTGACATACTCTTGCTAAAGAAATCTGTGCATATCCAGTTGCAGGAGATGAACCATATACCATTTCGTTTTGCGGTGTATTTTTAATCAAAGATTGAATAAATCTTGTTTTTGATCCCCCTTCAATTAAATCATCACGCACAACATAAAACCCCTCATGTTTTTCTATAATTGGATATGGATTTATTTCATCGCTCATATTATTTTACTAAAATTGTTTTTCTTTTCAAAACCAATAAGATGTTGAAATTTATCTACTAATTGATCGGACTTATGACTAATAACAAAAATATTTGATTTATCACTCACGGCATTCAATAGTTTCATCAACTCGTCCATTCCAAGAGAGTCTAAAGAAGAATCAAAAACTTCGTCTAAAATTAGCAAATTGCAATTTACACTATTTTTCGTTCTTGCAATTTCTCTCCATGCCAGCAGCAAAGCCAAATCAATTCTCATTTTTTCGCCTTCACTAAAATTCATATAACTAAACTCATCTCTATGTCTGCTTTTAATTTTTTCATTAAAATCTTCGTCTAGTGTAAACTGAGCAAAGAAATCCATAGATGATAAAAATTTGTTAATATATTTGTTCATATACGGCAAATAATATTTGATTATCTTTGCCTTCACGCCACTGTCTTTTAATAGAGTGTGAGCATGTTCGTGGTAAACCAATTCGTCTTTATGTTCGTCCTTTTCATTTTCATGTAAGGCAATTACTTCCTTAAGTTGCTCTAACTTTTTGGTTTCTTCTTTAATTTGATCCGTAGAAGTACCCATATCATTGAGTTCTTTTAGCAAAGATTGACGATATTTTTCTGCATTTTTTATTGAAGTTCTTTTTTGAACTATTTGTAGATTTAAATCTTGAATTTTTTTGTTTGTTTCAGTTACTTCTTTTATCTTTTTTGAAGATTCCTCAATATTCAAATCAAGATCATTTAATGCTTTTTCATATTCTTTTCTTCTTTTATCTTTCTTTTGAATTTCCTCTGTTTTAATAGTTTCATCTATTTTTTGATTACATGAAGGACAAGATGTATTTGTTTCAAAAAATTCTATGTCTTTTTCTAAATTCTTAAAATTGATAAAAATTTTGGTTCTAAGTCTTTCTAGATCAGAAAAAGATTTATTAATTTTCTTTTCTTCTTCTGGGGAAAGTAACATACTCTGTATCTGTGTTTCTACAGAAACAATTTCAGATTGTAAATCTTGTATTTCTATCTGAAGATTATTTGATTTTTCTTCTAATGCTTTCTTATCCTCATTACTCTTGTTTTCTAGAGTACTAATGAACTGGGATTGTAATAGTGATTTTTGTTTTTCTATTTCAATCTTATTATTAATTTCTCTAATTGTTTCCTTTAGTTGCATTATTTTACCCTTAAGTAAAATGTTCATAGTACTAAAAACATTGATATCAAGAATATTTTCAATAACTGCTCTTCGATCAGCAGCAGAAAGTTGCATAAAAGGAACAAAAGAAGAACTACCAAGAATTACAACTTGAGTAAATGTTTTGTAGTTCATTTTTAATATTTGATCTTCTAGTACTTCCTGATAATCAAGACTTTTTGCGTCTTGATTTATCAGATTAGAATTTCTAAAAATTTCAAATATTTTTGGATTTAGACCACGACGAATTAAATATTCATCATTTCCTTTGCTAAATTCAATTTCAACAACACAATTTTTATTGTTTACTGAATTTGTAAGTTGAGGAATATTAATTTTTCTAAAAGGTTTTCCAAACAATGCAAATGTAATGGAATCAAGGAAAGCGAATGATTTTCCGCTTCCATTGTTTCCACATATTAAGGTTGTTGGATTTTTATCAAGAATTAGTTCAGTAAAATTGTTACCAAAAGAACCAAAATTTTTAAACCGTACCTTCTTGAACTTTATCATTTAAAATTTTCTCCGGGACTACCATTGATCTAAAAAGTAACTGTTCCGCAGTTTTTTCTTCTTTTACTTCTTCATCTTAAACTAATTCAGTTGGTTCTGAATTACTAGAAGTATTTGTAGAATTTCTTAAGTTCTTTCCACTTGGTGGCCACCCTTCCGGTGTTCCTCTTTCAAATGTCATTGCTGATTCCATTTTAAGTCTCATGGAATATCCAGCTCCATAATACCAAGTAATTTCTTCATCTTTGTTTATGTCTGTTAATGCATGTAGACTATAGTATTTGAGGGCAGTGTCTTGATTCCAATATGAATTTGGTTTTTCTGAGTGATTATAAATCATTCCGTTGCCAAGGACTAATGCCATTGTATGACCAAACTTTTGACAAATCTGACAACCACATCCCCATGTAAATGCATAACGATTTAAAACCCAATCTTTATTTTCTTGAAATGTTGTATCTAACAAAACAACAGGACACTCTTCTATCAAATCACCAGATTTGATGTCTTCTGAAGCAAATACACCAAGTCCACTTATTTTTGATTTTCCAACATACACCTTCGGTTGAACAAATTTACTCTTTATAGCAAACTTATTTTCCTTTGCAATATATGCCGAAACATAATAACTATGTGATTTTCTTGCTGGAAATCCATACTCATCGTATACTGCTTCCATGTCATTTGGACCAGGTTGGTATACACTTGGATCAAAAACTTTAGGACGATCATCTTTAGATGGCATTTCATTTGTGTTCATAAGGTTAAACTTTCCATATATAGGTCTTTCACAAGTACTTTTAATTTTGTCTTGTTTTCTATGTTTTCTAAATTATCTATCTCTTTATTTATAATACTCAATGTATCTTCTGCAATGTCGATTTCTGTTTCAGTTTGTTTCTCTTGATAATCTTCTATTATAGAAACTTCCTGAACAGGAACAGCATACAAAGAATCAACAAATTTGTCAAAATCATATGGTTTTGTTTTACTTGAAACAATTATCTTTATAAAACAATTTTTGTAATTAGATACATCCGATGATAATAATTTTTTTGTTGTTTCTTTTTCATCATCGTATTTGATTGTGTGAAATGTTTCTATTGGATTTTTTACAAATTCTAATTCTCTAGTTTCAGTATTCAAAACATGAAAACCTTTTGGTGTATTTGCATCACCGAAGTTTAACTGATACTGAGTACCCAAATAATGAATGTTTTTTCCGCTTTGTTTCATATGAAAATGACCGGATAAAACCATTTCGAATCTACTAAATTCTTTTTCTGTGATTCCGTGGGGATGAACAACTCCATTGATAACTTGAAATCCTTTTATTTCAAAATGTCCGACCACAATAGGACACTTACATTTTTTAATAAAAGATAAACATTCTTGTTCATTATCTCTGGCAATCCAAGGAACCATTCCAATACACAATCCATCAAAGTTTAATTCAATTGGATTTTCATGAATATGAATAAATGAACTTTCTTTATAGAAAAGTTCTCGCAACGAATTCAATGAATTTGTATTTTTGTAGTAGGTATCGTGATTACCTACAGTAATATGAATATTAATTTCATTTTCAATTAATGGTGTAAAGAATCTTTTTTTAACTTGTGCTAATGTATTGAAATTAATAAATTTTCTTCTATCAAGAAGATCACCCAAATGAAGAACTGTTTTTATTCCATGTTCCTTCAAATATGGAAAAAATGTTTTTTCAAAAAATTCTAGAGATTGTTCTAGAAAAAATGGAGAATCGTTTCTAGCTCCAAAATGTGTGTCATTTATGATTGCAATTTTCATAATTAATCAAAGTAATTGGATTTCTTTTTTCTCTTCTTCTTTTTTCTTTTCTTTTCTTTTGGTTCCAGTTTATCGATATCTTGCTCAGATAAGAAAAAAGTCTTTTGTAAGAACTCACTATATGTGTGGGATCCTTGATTTTCCCTCAACCAATCAGTAAATTTACCATCCATGTCACTCATTTGCAATGCTTTATATTTAACAAATGCTTGCTTTTTTTCTTTTTCTATTCTACGCAAAAAGGCATAATATATTATTTGAGTAAAATAAGAAAATGGATTGCTTGATTTATTTGGATCGAAATTATGTGCATATAGTAGGCAATTTTCAATACCGTCACCTACCATATCTTCTCTAAATGGGTAATTTATAAAATTTGGTCTATATGACAAATGTTCTGCTATTTTAAGAAAACACTCCGCGATATAGTTTGTAACCGGAGGTCTTGGATCGTCACATGCTTCTGCTGCTCGAACTTCTTTCTTCCATTCAACCATAGCAGAACAAAACTCTTCATTATTAATATAATGTTTTAAGTTTTTAATTTCTTTTTCTTCTATCTGTATTACTTCGTCTATATTTTCTTGTTTTTTCTTTTTCTTTTTCATAAATTACCCATGCACAGATTATAACAACAACCTTCAATAAATCAAGAAATTTGTAAAAATTTCTCTTGACACACTCTAGACACAACATTACAATTCCTGTGTCTGGTATGAAGAAGAAGTATAAAGTTTCTTAGAGAAGCTTAGAGGACCTTTAAGTACTCTTGGGTGGATCATTATAATCATCTGAATTCGGATCGGGACTCCAATCAGTCCAACGATTGCCGTAGTTTGGGTGATTTTTTTCATCACCAGTAAATTTATTATCTTTTTTGACCTTTTTTGCAATTTTAGATAATTGCTTTGGACTTAATATTCCAGCATTCATAAGGTCCATAATTGCTTCAGGTGGAAGCATCATTGAAATATAAATCATTGGTCGTTCGAATATTTCTGGACCGGTTGGTTCGCCCTGATCTATTAAATTATCTGGTGGAGCTTCAGGAAGATCTGACATTTTATCGTACATATCCTGTCCCATATCTTCCATTTCTTTGAAAAGATTTCCAAATATCTCATTTATAACTTCTTCATCAGATAGTGTTTTTTTCTTTAAATTTAATTTATTTAAAATGTCCTCGTCTGATAATTGTTTTGTTTCTTGAACTAAATTATCTAAACGACCAACTTCTAAATTATAAAGTTTTGTTGTTTCTGGATTTGGATCAATAATTGAAGCAACGTGATTTTTTGGAATCTCTACTTCCTTTGATTGACTATGTATCAACCAATCCTTTAATATTGTCATATCATATGGACGACCAATTTGATCCATCATGGTTGTTGTTCGAAAAACCATAGGCCTAGTTAAAAGCATTGTTCTTCTATTTTTATCTGATATTTGAGCAATTAGTTCTTCGCCACTTTTTAATTTAAGAATCTTGTAACTCATTTAATTCCTCCAGGCGTATACTAGTTAAACTATATAAGAACTTCTCACTATTATATATGCTGATACGGTCATCCATGTGTCTCAGAGCATGGTTTCTATGTGCTTTGTGATGCAAATCGTCACCTATATCATAAACTACCACTTTATCTTTTGCTTCGCTTTTTCTTAATCCTCTACCAATCGATTGTAGGACTCTTACTACTGATTTTGATGGTGATGTGAATACTATGTTGTGTATGTTCTTTATATTTATACCCGTAGAACAAGTACCATAAGAAGCAACAAGAACGCTATCTGTTTGTTTATTTACAATCTGACGAATATCTTCTCTTTCGCTTGCTTCTGTGCCACCATATATCAAAAAACATGGTTTAGTGCAATTATTTTTAATGTCTTCATATAATGGTAATCCGTGTTTTTCAACGTAATTAAAAAGAACCAATGTGTTTCCTTTTAGATGACAACATAGATTTACAATAAATTTGTTTCTTTTTTTATTCTGAACCAACCATTGGATTTCATCAATATATTTTGCTCTTTTAATTTCTTCTATTTCTGCGTCAGAATATTGCAAAAGTAAACACTTTATTTTAAGATTAGATAGCAAATTTTTATCAATGAGACTTTTTGTTGATGTTACATTATAGACAGGACCAAATAATCCTTCTATTACAAGTTTATGCACATGAGTACCATCTAATGTTCCAGTTGTTCCAATTCTATATGGACTATTTTTCATTTTTGACATTAGGGTAGTTAAAGATTTTGCTTTGAATAAATGACATTCATCACCAAATACACAATATACATTTTTAAAGAAATCTTCTTTTTGTTTGTATATGCTTTGCCAAGTCGAAATTATGACTTTTTTACTTGTTTGTTTTTCTTGACCAGAATAAACAATGTGACATTTTTTGATAAATCCATCTTTATTTGCATAGTCTTTGAAATCGTTAAACATTTGTGTAACTAAACCAGTTGTTGGTACTACTACAAGTATTTGTTTATCTTCTGGTATTTGTGTTTCCAAAAAACGAATAAGCAAATAAATTATTAAAGATTTTCCACTTCCTGTTGGAGATATTAGTAATGATCTTGATTTGTTTATTGCGTGTTTTACTGCTTCTAATTGGTGTTCGTGTGGTTTTATTTCTTCCCCATTAGAATAACATTTAAAAGAATTTAAAAATTCATTCAAAGATTCGAGAGTTATTGATTGTTTTGGTTTTGGATTATATTCTATTTTATAATTACGTTCTTGTGCAAATTTGAAAACATAATCCAATAATCCCGCATATAAAGTATGCGAAAGAGTATTAAATAATCTTATTTTACCGTCCCATATTTTATTTCGATATGCAGGAGTAAATTTAAAATTTGGAACAGTAAATGTAAAAAATGAACTAATTTCTTTTGCGATTGATTTTTCGCAATCAATTTTTATATTCACAGAATCTAGTTCATTTATGGTAATCATTGACCTTGAGTAAATTTATGCCAATCTATTGCTGCACGAATATTCCATATTCTATTACTGATTGACTTTATGATATTTTCTAGATAATTAATTTTTTCTTTTTGAAGTTCTACTTTGTTCGATAAAGTGATGTAATCAGAATCAGATTCCATAAACCTATCAATATCTTGTCGTGTTATTGCCAATTCGAATGCTTCCCATCCGAGTTCATTCAATTGCTCTTCTGACATTTTTCCTAGGTAATATAACCACTTATTTTTTCTCAATATTGCCAAATCTGATTCTTGTTTTTTAAGAATTAATTTTTCATCAATCATTATGCACAAATATTTGTTGTGTAGTTGTGGTATATTTAGACTCTCACGATCCAATGTAGTTGGATCTATCTTCATATCGGTTTCTACCATTTGTTTAATATCTGAAAGTTTTAGCATATTGAAAAGTATATCACAAAATTCATAAATTAAAAGTTTGTTGCCGGAATTATTTCATAATGAGTATAAACAAATGATGCAGATGCTTGCATTATGTCAATATCTGGTGTTGAAACATCAAAATCTAGACCAGATAAAGATGAAGGAAATACATTATGAAATTTTACAGATATGATTGGTTTGTATGCACTCGAAAGAACATAAATTGCTGCCATAGATGTCTTTTGACTTTCTGGTAGTCTTTCGTATTGGCCATCATATGTGCTTAAATTTATTATCCAGTTGTGGAGTTCAGTCCAATTTTTCATATCCTCATCGACCGAAAAACCAACCTGTAAATCTTCATATGCCAATTGTGTTCCCGGTCTTATAATATTAATAGATCTAGGATTTGATTGTGGAGATAATCCAAAACTAATAGTTGGTATATTTACTCTTTGACAGAAAAAAGATACTGTTGGTATTCTATTTAAGACAAATATAAATTTATTTCCGGTGAGAAAATTACGGTTATTTGGTTGTGGAGGATTTTCCACTAACAAATCTCCTGGCAATTTATCTCGAACGGAATCTGGTAATTGGTTTAAGTAATCTACGAAACTCATATAGTTATTTATAAAAGAAAACCGGGAGCATTTCTGCTCCCGGTTTCGGGTTACTGAATTACTCAGTCACTCAGATGACGATTCCACCAGTTTGACCGTGGAGGTTCTTGACAGCAAAGAGTCTATAGTAGACGTTGCTGTTTGCATCTAATCCATCAGTGTTTGTGCTGATTGGGGTTCTTCCCTTTGCGAATGGGTTTGCAACCATTCCGTAACGGGTCTTGAATCCAATCTTTGGTTGGAAGGTATCTTGAGATACTGCACGAACCATTTGGAGAGGAACATATGGGCAGTAGAACATACCTGCGTCATATGGGGAAACTCCCTTATAACCAACTAGGCAGAAGTCAACGCCTTCCTTAACGAATGGGTCGATGAAGACCTTAAACTTACCGTTAAGAACACCGGCGAAGACGTTTCCTGTATCGTCAACATTCATATTGACGTTGAGTGCTGGAGAGAGATTGAGGAATCCACCCATTGCGAGAGCAGAAGCAACGTCTGCGCTGCAAAGAATGAAGTTACCCTTTCCTCTACGAGTTTGCTTGGCAATGAGGTTTGCTTCGCGTTCGATTTGGAACATCAAACCACGGTAGCGTTCTGCGCTCCAACGACCGTCAGAGTCAGCAACTACGTCGTAGATACCTGTTGTTGCAGAGTTTGCCAAGTCGGAGTTTGTAGCACCTGTCTTGGAGATGTGGTAAACTGCACGAATGATCTCGCGGTTGATTTCGTTGAGAATTTCTGTGCTGAGAATGTTAGCCAACTCAGATTCGGCGTCTAACCCGTGAACTGCCTTGAGGTCTTGAGCCAATTCTGTGGTGTATTCTGCCTTGAGAGCGCGTGTTTTTGCTTCGACAGCAACACGTTCAATGCTGAATGCCATTTCACGGAATTGGTATGTGTCGTTCGAACCACCAAGTGTTTCTGCATTCTGAGTCAAAATTCCGCGGAATTGACTAAATGTATCTGTTCTTGAACCAGCAGCAGTAATTGGTTCAATACCGAGTGTGTGACCACTCAACAATGCATCGTAGAATGCACCAGAGGCACCAGAAGCACCAGAGTACTTGGCCCATGGCTCATCGAACATTGCTTCTTGACCACCTTGTGTGTTATACTTGGAGCGCATTGCAAAGATCAATCCAGTTGGGGCAGTCATTGGTTGAACACCAGCGATGTCGTAAGCAACGACGTTTGGCATGGCGCGACGAACCAACGAAATTAGGATTGGGTCGTAACCAGCCAATGTGCCTGTGGCGTTACCACCGCTCATTGCGATTTGACCTGTTGCAAAGTTACCGCCCATTGATTGTGCTTCGTGAAGCATTCCTTCAGAAAGGGCCTTCTTTTGGTTCTCTAAGAGAACAGCAGTAACTCTGCGCTTGTGTACATCTGAAATGTTTGGGAGTTCCGAGTGATTGATAACTGGATCCCATTTTTCTACTAGTGTGTCATACGGTGTTGTTGAATTAAAGTCCATCTTTTTCTCCTTGTTAAATATGTATTAGATTTGGTATTTTCAACTTACTTTTTTGGTGTGTTTGTTAACTTTAGTTGGTTACTGATGCTGCGAACATATTGTTCCATTAAAGGATCAGAACCAGCTGGTTTTTGATTTGTATTTGTTGTTTCTTCTGTGATTGAACCATAATTTGGTGCAATTGAACCATAATTTGGTGCAATTGTTTGTTGCTTTGCTTTAGAACCAAAATATGATTCCTTTAGAATTTGAACCTTTTCTGCGTACTGTTCTACGCTATCGAATTCTAATGATTCGGAAAGTTTCGCAAGTTTTTCTACTTCAGTATCTGCTAAACCGTCGCTAATTTCGATAAAAGATTCGGCGCATTTGTGAGCAAGAATTTCATTTTTGAGTTGCATATTTTCAGAAATTGCAGTATTTGCTGCCTTTTCTAAATCTGCATTTGCAGAGAAAAGATCATCAAGGATGTCATACTTTTCTTGTGGAACATCAATGAAACTATTTTCAAAGAGTTCTTTGAGTCCAAGAATAAAATTTTCAGCGATTTCTGTACGGAAACCGTTCTCAATTGCTAATTGATTTTCTTTTGCCCACTCTTCGACAACATAAGAAAGATATTGATCAACGTGTTCAACTACTTGACCAACACTTTCTTGGAGTTTTTCTTCTATAATTTCTTTTGATGCTTCTAGAATTGATTGTTCGATTAATGAAACTTTTTCATTTAAAGCAGCAGTAAATACTGTTTTAATTTTCTCGACAAATTCTGGTGTGGCATTTGAACCCTCGAATAGAGCATTTAATGTATCAGAAATGTCTACCTGAAGTTGTTCGTTTGCTGCCATTGCTTCTTCATCATCTACTTCGCCCATTTGTGGTTGTGCTTGCATAGGAACTCCTGCAGCCATTCCACCGGGTCTTAGAGATGCTTTATTTTGCATTGAAGCATCGTTTGTTTGCAGTGTACCGAGTACTGCTCCTCTTCCGTTTGCATCACTGTATAGGTCTGGTGACGAGTATCCCATGTCTATTGCTTGTTGTTTTTTATCTTGCACGTTATATTTCCTCCACTTTTTGGCATTTATATTTAGAATAATTTAAATTTTCACAATACGATTGTGTACTATAGTTTTCAGAATCTTTTAAGGAATTGAGCACCAAAGGTTGTTGATGTGCTCATATTTTGTTTTCTATTTTGTGCTGAACTCATTAAAGGATTATAATTTTTTATTTTATTTGCTAAAGTGTCCAATGCAGCACCAACAACTGGTCTTAATGGATTAGCCGATATTGCAACTCTAGCAATTGGATTTTGTACCATTCTATTTGCCGCACTCATTACAGACTGTGCTCTTGTTATTCCACCGGAAAGAGAATTTTGTATGTTTCGAGCAGCATTTAATCCAGTTTGTACTACTTTATTAGCTTGTGCATTTGCATTAATTTTAAAACCAGCATCATCTACTGTTGCAAATTGTCCACTTTGTTGTCTAGGACGTAGCCTTCCTGCCTGAACATCTCTTATATTTCTTCGAGCTTGATCTGTTTGGGATAAAATATTTTCTGCACCCCTAAAAACTCCAGTTTTTCCAAAAGTTGTTCCTAGTAAACCTTTTCCTAATCTCCCAATAGCTCTTCCAGCAGCTGCAATAAATGCTTCATTTATAGCCTGATTCCTTTTCCAAGAATTAAACTTTTCAATTTCTTGTAAATTTTTTAGTTTCTTATTCATTAAATTCTCTTTAAGAAATCTTCAAATAATTGAATTGCTTTTTTCTCTAAATTTCTTCTGGATGTTTTTGTTAATTGAGTTTTATATCCATCAATAACTTTTTCTTTTAATATTCCATTGTCCCAGATCCATTCCTTTCCTTCCATTATGCCATTTACGAAAGCATTTGGAGCAGATGGATCAGCAACAATGTCTATTGCAGAAAGAGAAAAATCCGGTTGTACTTCATTTACTTCATTTACCTTTTTAAGAGAACCCATTCCTCGTGAAGAAACACCCAATAAAGCACCCTCATCGATAAGATTTTTTACTATGTTGCCCATTGGTGTTTCTGCTAAAATTTTAGCACGACCAATGAAATCATTTCCATTTCTTCGAAGTTCTGTAATCATGTGTGATACACGATCAAGATTTACAGTAGGACCTTGGGGGTGGTTTAGTTCTCCAAGTGCTCTCTTCTTAGCAACAAAGTTTTGGTTATATCTTCCTATTTCATTTTCTAAAATAGCAAGAGGATATTTTCTTCCATTGCGATTTACTGTCTCGGCCTGAAGCATAATACCTTCAAGAAAATAATTCTTTTTGCCGTCTTCACGGGCTTCGACTATTGGTTTTACTGTTTCAATTGTCTCGGTTATTAGCTTCATTGTTTTTCCTATCAGGTGTTTTCGTTAAGAAAGGTTTCAACTACTTGTTGAATTTCTTCTTCTGTGAGTTCGTACCCAGATTCTCTTTCAATTTGTTCTATAATTTCTGAAAGAACTTGTTGAAGTTGTTCTTCTGATAAAGATTCTTTCATTTCGTCTTCGTCTTCGTCCTCATCCTCGTCTTCGCCTTCATCTTCTTCCTCCTCTTCCTCCTCTTCCTCGTCCTCTTCCTCTTTTTCTTCTTTCATATTTGCAGCAATTTTTTCTCTACGATTCTTTAAATAATCATCAGAATCGTCAGAATCGCCATCATTGTCAACATCTTCATCTTCATCTCCAACTGGATCTGTTTTTTCATTGAAAACGGTAGGAGCAAATTCCATAAGTCTTTGCTCTAAATGTTGACCCATCTTTTCGTAAAGGCTGGATTCAATTAATTTTTTTCCTTCGATCAAATTGTTATTAAGTATGCTAACTACTGCTTTTTGTAGGTCTGTCATTGTTATATCTCCTATTTCTATATATTATTTTATATTTGTTCTGATCCTTGATCGCCTTCGGGATTCATTTGTTGCTGAAGCATCTGTTGTTGCATAATTTTTGCCTGTTCTTCTTCGATTTCGGCATTCATTTCTGCAATTTCTTCATCGGTTTGTTTTAGTATATTTTTACGAACCCATTTAGCAGAGAAGAATTGATTTGTATAGTTTGCCATAATATTTAACATATCAACCTTTTCTCTCATTATTTCATTTTCTTTAAGTTCAGTGAAATATGAATCTTTATTCCAATCAAATCTGATGTCCTGAACCATATTATTCCAATCTTCTTCAGTCATAATGCCTTTTAATAGACATTGTTTCTTTAAAAGATCTAAGAATAGGAAAGAAAATTTCTTTCGAAGTTTTTCTATAAATTTAAAGAATTGAACTTCATCTCTAGTAATTTCAGCAGATCTTCCCATATTGAAACCAGTTGTAGTTTCAAGTCTGCTAATTGGAACATTTAGTGCTCTATAGACTTTCTTTAAAAGATAATCTACGTCATCCATTTGACCAAGATTTTGACCACCATCAAGTACTGAGATTTCTGTACCTCTGTTTCCCTCTCTACGAGGAATCCAGAAATCCTCAAGCATAGACATGTGGTTTCTTTCGTCTTTAATTTCTCCTGATTTTGTATCGTATGTAATTTTATTACGATACTTATTCATTAAACTAGAAATATATTGTTCTGCTTTTTGCTTTGGTAGGTTTCCAACGTCAATATAGAAAACTCTTCTTTCTGGTGCTCTTGAAATTCTATAAATTACAACTGCATCTTCTATTTGACGAAGCATGTTTACTGGTCTAATTGCTTTTTGCAAATAACCAACAACACGCTTAGATGCACTATCGACCACCCCAGAATGAACATATGAAACAGAATCCACCGATATTCTAAGACCAGTAGTAGTGGTAGGTGTTAAAGAATCTTTATCCAAATCAGTATAGACATAAAACTCTTCTACCTTTTTCACAACAGAAAGATTCATTCCATTGATATTTTTATTTTCTTTTTCTACTTTTCTTACTTTTTGTATTTTAGTTGGATCAATAGAACGGAGTTGTTGAATTCCTTTTTCTGGATGTTCGACATCTATTATAAGATGATAAAATAGTTTTGAATCAATGTACCATCTCCTAAAAATATCATCTGCTTTATTTGAAAAATCTAATAGTTTTTTAACTGCTTTAAATTCTTGGTGAATTTTGTTTTTGATGTTATCAGAAATAGAAGTGACATTATCTAAATCTAATTTTACACACTCATATTCACCATCAAAAACTATGGAATCATTTACAATATCCTGAATTGCTCTATCGACTTCTGGATACATTGCCATCGAACGATATTGTTGAATTTGTGTGTTCTCTTGAACAAGAGCACCACCGAAATCAAAATAACTACTGAAAAAACCGCCACCTTCGATGACATAAGTTCCATCGTAATCTTCTTGAGCAACAAAGGAGGGCTGGGACTTTGGTTGTTCCAGCCCTCCTAAGTCGTTCTCTCTTGTCGGAATATCGTTTTTCTTAAAAGAAAAACCAAACACTCTATCTATTAAACCCATAATATAAAATTCTCCTTAATTACTTTTTATTGACTACTTTCGGGGTTTGCTGCACCATCTGGAGCCCAATAATCATATGCCAATGTTACTGTTATTTCTGCAAAAGAATCTGCCATGTCATATGAAAGATCTATTGGAGAAATATCTATCGGGAAACAGTTATACAATGTATATGTTTCTTGATGACTTGATTGGGAAGTGTTAGAAATAGATTTTGCTACATCATTAAATGATACTTGCCAATTTGATGTCAAACTATAATCTAATGTGTGATCGGTTCTATGATTCATCAAATTCATCCAATTCTCAAACATTTGTCTAAGATTTTGAGATTGCAAACTTGAATCATAAATTTGAATTGTCCAGTCGGCGTATGTTCTTTCGCTTGAAAATTTAACTGTTCTTCCTTGCCAAGCGATTGGTATAACGCCTATGCTAGAACCAGGCACTTGTGTTGCTTTGCAGTATATGTCATAATGCAACTGACCACTTGCCGGCGACACTCCGGTATCTTCATTTACTTCCGATACTGCTGTTGGAAACCCACCAGTAATTAAAAATCTATTTGGTCTATGACCATAAAACCTACTTCTGAAATCTGTTATTCCTGTTGCCATTTATTTTCTCCCTTTTCTTTCCTTTTAATATTTATTCAAATTATAAGGGATCACTTAGATTCTTATTTGTAAATGTCAATCTTACATAATTGATTGCAGTTACTGGTTTGACTAAAATATCTGCAACAAATATTCTTTGTTGAATGAGGTCTGGAGTGTTATTTGTGCTATCGCATATAATTCTATAGTCAGAAATACCTCGTTGACCTTTGATTGTATTCAATGCGCTATCTGCTGCAAGACGGAATCTTGCTCTTGTTGTTTCATCGTTTTGCTCGAACAAAATTGCTCTTGCAACAGGAGACAACAATCTTCTTAGATATATGAACAATCTAGAAACATTTATTCTCGAAAGAGTAGATGTTTCTGCTGCACCAGTTTTATCTCCGAAGAGTATAGTTCCTTCGCCTGGGAATGTAACTACTGGATTGATTCCATTGTCAAACATAGTATCTTGCTCTGCTGCTGTTGGATTTGTTTCCAAACGAACAACATTTAAAATTCTTCCACGAACTCTTCCAGCAGGAGAGAACCAAGGATAAAAATCTCTGTCGGTTCTCGCCAAGCATCCTGCAACATCTGGAGATACATTTGTTCTGATTAAATCTCCGGCGGTATCGAAATGAAGTTTATGACCCCATGTGTGAATGTAATTTTCATTTAGATTTGATGTCGGAGCAGTTGATGGAACAGTAACAGATGTGCTGCATTGAACACCCATAACTGCAAAATCTGTTCCTAATTTTGCGTCAACGACCGCGGCCATATTTGTAACATCAGTGGCCGCAGTTCCACCCATAAATACAACATCAAAGTCCAACTCCGATGGTTGGAGTGCTGTGTAAACCTCTACTGTGTTTGCTGATGCACCAGTTCCGCTAACATAACATCCTGCGCCATATTGTAAGAAATTATGAACTGCCCACCACTCCGATGCCCAGTTTGATCCATTATTTGCATTTGTAGCACTAATAAATGCCGCAGCAGATGGACCAATCGACGCACTCAATGTTCCACCAGTAAAATTAGCAGCCAAGTTTGTTCTATATGTGTAATCTCTTAAGCGAGAAAACCAATCATTTACGTTTTCAGTAAAGAGATAACCTTGTTGTCTTTCGGCGGTAACACCCATTCTTAATAAAAGACCGTCGGCAGATACTAATGCTCCTCTTGCTGGTCCTAAAACTTCGCCAAATGGAGGCGAAAGCGATTCATCCACTATTCTTATTGTAACATTTGGTCTTGCCATTTTTTCTTCTCCTTGATCGTATTAGAATATGTCTTAAATT